GCTGACCACGACGTTCTCATTCACGCCTGGAAGCGGTACTGACATCGCGGGCGCTTCGGGGATCTTCCAGGCCGGTCCTGGGTCCGGGGCGGCTGTAGGATCGTCCCTGTCACTCAAGACTCCGACTGCTGGCGCGACCGGAAGTACGCCACAGACGTTGACGACGCGCGTCTACATGGATGCAACGAACATCAACATCGGCAGCGCAGATAATGAGAACGTGAACATCGTCACGTCAGCGACCGGCAAGCTCGGGTTCTACGGGGCGACCGCTGCCGTCAAGCAGACGGTCTCCGGCGCTACCGGGGGCAATGCCGCGCTGGCCAGCCTGCTCACGGCTCTCGCCACGATTGGGCTCATCACAGACAGCACCACGTAAGGAGGAACCGTGGCGAAAAGGATTCCGAGTGGAGCCGTTGCTCTCTCACTCGACTTCATCGGCGGCGAGCATAAGCTCGGCATGTTCCACTACGGGACGCCGGACGATGATACCGACCCCACCATCAGGTACGTGCGGACCGGCAGCCCCCCAGCAGAGCGGGCGCTCACGGTCGACGAGCTTTCGGGCACACTTCAGGCATTCATCGATGCGCGGCTCGCCGAGGCGCAGGCGGCGGAGGGTATCTCATAGTGGACGAAGCCAAAAGGAAGACGTTGCTTTCCGTTCTGTCCCCGATCGAGTGGGATCTGCTGCGCGCCTCTTTCAAGGCCGGCGTCGGGCATATCGTCGCGCAGTCGGTGGGGCATAGCGACTACGTCCTGTCCGATGCGGCGAAGGTGCAGGAAGTGCTCAAGAGCCTCTTAGAGCATGACGAGACGCAGAAGGAACTCAAGGCCCAACTCAAGGGAAGGCAGGCGCCGTCCTAGTAGGTGCTCAACCACGCCCCTGCCCCAGAATGTCACTCAACCAGGGGATCTCGGCCGAGGTGATCCAGGCATGAGCTCGACCGGTGGTCGCGGTCCGCGCGCTCTCGATCCCGCCCGAGTCCATGTAGAGGACGAGGATCGCTTCCGGAAAGGTGCGCCTCAGCAACCGACTCAGTAGCTCTTGGCTGATCCCTTCGAGTCGCCCCACCACGATCCCGTCCGGGAACCAGCCGGCCGAGTTCACCAGGTCGGCCACGCCGATCCAGTCTCTAGCTGTACGTACGTCGTGCCCCAACACCGCGCCCTGCAGCGCGGCCAAGACGTGCGGCCTCTCGTCTACCAGAAAGGTGCGCCTCACACCCCCAGTCTACGCCGTTCGTGCGCCCCCACTCTCTCTTCGGCAAGATGCGCGCCCCTCTCACACCGAATAGTTCGCTCGAGACGAAAGAGCGTTTCCGATCCCGAAAGGGAAAACGCGCGCCCCTCTCGATCACACTCATTGACGCGAACCCAAAAACGGCGCCCCCTACTAGAACGAGTACGAGTAGACAGAGAGAGGATGCCCAGACTCACGAGGGCAGGACTCACGAGGGGCAGTGAGGGGGGCGGGGATCGAGGTCGAGATGGTATCCAGAGAGTCACCAGGCAACACACATATATACGTCGTGGACATAAGTCCTTTGGGGACAGTAGCAGTCCTATGCAAATCATATAAGACAGGGTGCCGGACCTTGGTTTCATGGATTCGTAGCACGGTGTAAGTCCGTAGCCAGTAATAGCAGATCTCTACCATCAGAGACCAGCGGTTAACCTCCTCTCGCCGTGTTGTTCGATCATTCGAACAGATTTACATACTGGGGTCAAACGAAGGAAAAAGACATAACTACAGCAATGCCAACTAGTTAAGGGTGGTCTGGAGGCAAAACTGGAGACCCCGATCATAATCGCTTTCAATAGTGGGTGGTCATCGAGCAATTTAGTGTTTTCCCACAACATCGAATTGCACTGTGAACACTTATCCGATCGTCGTAAACTATTCTGGGAAAAGAGCTTGTGCTTGTCGTAGGGGTCTGATATTCGTGGAGTCCTGAGCACAAATCAGTACCAAACGGACGGCGGATGTACGAGGGAGTGGCCCGATGAGTGAGGTTGAGCTCAAGGTCCCGGCGACTGGCTGGTGCCTCGTCAGCAATCCATGCCCCGAGTGTCTGGTGCTGGTCGAGCGCCTCTCGCGGGTGTTCACGTACCCCGGCAATCAGGCGGACTGCTACGCCTGTGGGAACCGCCTGACCAACGTACGCACCGAAAAGGTGGCTTCCAACTACGATCGCTACTCGGGGTTCGGCGGCTACGGCGACTCGGCGAGCGAGTACCGGATCACCGAGATGGCGTTCCTGCGGTCGCTCTACACCGAGCGCGACATGCAGGACTGGATGACGAAGCATGGTCTCGAGGGGTTCGAGACGGTGGGCGCGGCCGGCACCGACTGGACCGTGTTCAGCAAGCAAGACGATCCGGACGCCTGCGTCTTCGTCCTGCTCGAGCAGGGCGTGATCGGGCGCTGCGTCCTCGATGTGACCCAGGCATAGGGAGGATGAACGTGGCGAAGAGCTTCAAGAAGTACTCGGGTGCGCCCGGCAAGAAGGGCAAGGTCGAGAAGGCTCGAGAGCCCGTGGGCAGCAAGATCCAGCCCGAGGACTGGAACGGGTCCACAACTGGACAGACAGTCGGCGGTTACGGGGATGCGGCGGCCGGAACGGGGCAGCGCGGGGTCAACACTGCCCGGTACGGTGCGGGCGAGGGCGCGCGGCAGACCAACGCGGATCCGACCATGAGTCCGCCGACCCCCTACCCCGGACAGCCGGGGCGGGCAAAGCCCAATCCCCTGACCCCACCGCGAACCCCGCCCATGACCGGGCCCATGGGGAGCTCGCGTCCGGCCGAGGGAGTCGGTTCGAGGATGGCGATGCTGGCGCGCGGCGGCGGCAAGGTCCCGGTGAACCCGGCCTCGAGCGGGCCGGCGGCCCTTCCGGTCCCGACCCCGACCTTCCCCGCGGCGGACAACCCGGGCGGTTCGGCGTTGCCGGGGGCGCGCAGCGGCGGCGGGAAGATGCAGGGCCAGATCCAGGGCTCGCAGGGCAAGGCCTCGTCCGGGAACACCAAGATCCAGGAGTAGATTTGCGGGCTGAAGGGGGCCCGCGAAAAGAGCTCGCCGCAGCCTGTTGTTTCGTGGCAATGGGTTGCGGCGAAAAAAGAGGGGGGTCTCAGGGGGGTCCAGCGCACCTTTTTAAGTTTGCGGACTGAACAGGTTTGCGCGTAACCCCCTGGAAATTCGAGACCCAAAGCAACCGGGTGCAGAGTGGATCCGAATCTTCCCTACCGCAGTGACTTGAGCCGCGCCTCGTTGCACGAGGTCGAGGTTCTCGTCAGCCCGGTGGTGATCAGGCGGGATCTCGAGCACCAAGGGAAGGTCGAGAAGGAACGCGACCCGGGATCCCAGCAGCTTCACGACGACGAGGGGATCGGGACCTTCTCAGAGATCTCTGACCAGATTATCAACCCGCCGATCAATCTTCGGCTCTGGGCCAGCCAAATGGCTCGGTCTACCAGACTGAACAGAGGGATCCGGGTTGTCGCACGAAACACGGTCGGTCTCGGATGGGACGTGGTCCCCGAGAAGCCGTTCACGCAGGACACCCCAGCGACCGAGCGGAAGCGGGTCGAGACCGAGATCGAGCGGATCCGTACCTTCTTCAAGAGCCTCAACGCCGCGCAGCCGTTCTCGAACCTCATGGAGTGCGTGGTCATCGACGAAGAGGCCACCGGAAACGGCTACCTCGAGTTCGTGCGCGACAACGCGGGCAACCTTCAGTACGCCTACCACGTGATGTCGACGACGATCAGGCTGCTGAAGAACGATCGGGGCTTCGTTCAGATCCGCGGCGGGAAGCGAAAGTACTTCAAGAACTTTGGCGACGAGCGAGTCATGGACGCGCGCAACGGCGCGTACGAAGACGAGCCCAGCTTCGCCTCGGCCGAGCGCAGCGAGGATGTCAACGCCGGTCTTCCCATTGAGAACCGCGCCACCGAGCTCTTGCACTTCAAGCTCTACCACCCCATGTCCGAGTTCTACGGCCTGCCGCGGTTCATTCCGGCGGGCGCCGCGATCGCCGGGAACTTCCATGCGGCCAAGCGGAACGTCGTCTTCTTCCAGAATGACGCTGTCCCGCGCATGGCGGTCCTCGTCTCGGGCGGCCAACTCGACCAAGGCAGCCTCGATCGGATCACGAAGATGTTCCAGGAAGGGCAGGGGACCGAGCAGGCCCACCGGATCCTGGTTCTGCAGGCAGTCAGCGAGGGCGTCGGGGTCGACGACAAGGCCAACACCCGGATCGAGCTCAGGCCGTTCACGGTCAACGTCACCGAGGACGGCAGCTTCCTGAACTACCGGCGTGTGAACGACGAGGAGATCCGCGAGTCTCTCGGCCTCAGCGAGGTCTACTTCAAGTCCGAGAAGCTCACGAAGGCCTCCGCAGTCGTCGCCAAGGCCACCACCGACGAGCAAGAGTTCGAGCCGGCGCGTCTGCTCAAGGAACACCTGATCAACCACATGATCGTCCTGGGCGCGCTGAACGCCAAGGGCGTCAAGTTCGTGTTCAAGCGCCCCGAAACCACCGACCCGGTCGAGAAGGCAGCGGTTCACAAGTCGTACGCCTCGATCGGTGTGCTCACGACCAACGAGATCAGGACCGAACTGAACAAGGATCCGCTGCCGAAGGAGGAGGAGTGGGCCAACATTCCTCTTCCGATCGCAGAGCTCGCGGTCCAAGGCATGGTCACAGGCTTCTCGGCCTATGCGCCCGAGCCCGAAGAGGAACCGGAAGAGACCGAAGGACCCGAGGAAGAACCCGAAGAAGAGCCTGAGAGTGAGGAGTCGGAGGAAGAAGCCGAAGAGAGGTCCATCGACGCCCGGCTTCCCTTCATCGCCGAAGTTGAGGATGTCGCTCGGCGGGTCAGAGGGCTTCCCGCGCTACTGGGTAGCCGTGCAATGACGGAGGAAAACTGATGGTCGACTTCGTCACCAAGAAGAACTTCAGCTTCGACGCCACTCTGCGCCAGGCCTACAAGACCCCAGACGGCAAAAAGCACGTCGTGGCCGTGGCCTCTGACGATCAAGAGGACCGCACCCGAGACCGGATGTCCAAGCGGGCAGTTCGATCCATGGCGGATCAGGCCGCGAAGAACAAGCTGCCCTTGCTCGACAATCATCGGGCGACGTTCGGATTCGGCGAGACCTTCTCGGCAATGGCCAAGAAGAACGAGAAGGGGCACACCGAGTTCCTCGTCGACTTCGAGCTCGACGATCGATTCCCCGAGTCCGATGTGCTCTTCACCGAGGTGGCCCAAGGCAAGTGCAAGAAGCAGGTCTCGATCGGTGGCTTCCTCAACCTCGAGAATCCGAACGCCGTTCGCTTCGAGGAGAACGCTCAAGGCAATCTGGTTCGGGTGATCGACGACATCGTCCTCGAGCACATTGCCACTACCCGTCCTGGAATGGCGGCTGTTCCGCGGACGCGGTTCGTCGATGCAGTCGTGAAGGACGTCTTCGGGAACGAATCGGTCGAAGAGACCAAGGCCTTCGTCCAGAAGGTGCTCGAGGAACTGGCCGAGAACGCGGTTACCGATCCCACGAGCGTGTCGCTGGTCACTGGCGAGGGCAGTGGCGGAGGTGGGACCTCTTCAAACTGCACGCACCCGATCACGATCAACGTCTCGGGCAACGTGGTGATCGACAAGGAAGGCAATGTTCGCGTGAACCAACCGATCGAGAAGGCAGCGGTACCCTTCAAGTCGTACCCGCTGATCCGAGGCGGATCGTGGTCGTGGACAACGGCCGAATCCGATCGCTTGTTGGGCGACAACGACTGGGCACGGTACAAGGCAGGTCACGCTTGGTTCGACTCGGCTCAAGGCGGGACCCCAGAGATCAAGGGTGCGTACAAGCTTCCCCACCACGTCGTACGTGACGGGGGTTTGCGGACGCACGAGCGCGGCGTGATCGCGGCCATGGGAGCGTTGCTTGGTGCGCGTGGCGGCACCAACATTCCCGCGGGCGAGAAGCGCGGCGTCTACAGTCACCTGTCTCGGCACTACGCCGAGTTCGACAGACAGCCGCCGGAGTACAGGGACTGGACGGCGGACGAGTTCATCAAGTTCCACGCCGACCAGGGCATTGAGATCAAGGAGGACTTCGACATGGGAGAGAACAAGAAGCCCGAGGCTCCCCCCGAGCAGAAGACGGACGAGACCAAGGTCGAAACCAAGGTCGAGGCCAAGACCGAGGCCAAGACCGAGATCAAGACCGAGGCCAAGGCCGAGGACGAGGGCGACAACGAGGAGACCAAGAAGGATGCCGAGAAGGGCCTCAAGGCTCTCGCTCGGATCGGTCGGATGTTCAACGCTGACGAGGATGAGGAGAAGCCGAAGCTGCCCGCAGAGGTGATCGAGCTCGGCAAGGCCGTGGACGCCGTCCTCAAGCTCGAGAAGAGCGACTTCATGCTGCCCGAGATCCAGCGGATCGTGTCCGCCCTGGGCAAGCTGCTCGCCACCGAGGCGGTCGAAGAGGAGCAGGAGGAAGCGAAGGCGGTCGTCGACATCGACGGGATCGTCGAGAAGGTCGCCGGGCGCTTCGCCGAGATCCTCAAGGAGCAGCCGGACATCGTCGGCACCTTCACCAAGTCGTTCGAGGGCCTGACGAGCGAGCTCGCCAAGGGCCTCACCGACATGGGCCAGGGCTTCAAGTCGCTGGTCGAGAAGGAAGTCAAGGGAATCGCTGACCGTCTCGCGGCCACCGAGAAGGCGGCCGACGAGCGGCTCACCAAGCTCGAGAAGGCGGCTGGCGTGCGCCAGAGCACTCCCGGGCAGGACGCAGACGTGGCCACGGGTGCGGGGGAGACCTCCGAGCCCAAGCAGCCGATCCAGAAGGAGAAGGAGCAGCCGACCGGCGGTCGGAAGCCCGACACCAAGAACCCGTTCCGAGGGATGTTCGACGGAGCCAAGGCGCGGTACTTGGCCCAGCAAAGCCGGTAGTCCCGGTTCAACAAGGAAAGCAGAGGAGATACCATGAGCATGGAAAGCATGGAGCAAATCCTCAAGAGCATCGAGACTGGTGACTTCACCGGGGGTCAGGGACTGCTCACCCGGGAGCAGCAGCGCCAGTTCATCGTCCTGCTCAAGAGGTACAGCAGCATGTTCGGCGCCGTCCGAACAGTGGTGATGCCACAGGCTGCGATGGACATCAACAAGCTCCACATCGGCGAGCCGATCACGGTCAGCGTCGCCGAGAACACCAACCCGGCGCAGGACAACAAGGTCTTGACGAACCAGGTCCACCTGGACGCCAAGAAGACCAAGTCGTCCTACGACATCACGACCGAGGTGCTCCAGCAGAGCATCGAGGGCGACGAGTTCGAGCTCACCGTCATGCGGGCCATGGCCGCGCGTGCCGCACTCGACCTCGAGTACCTCGCACTGCTCGGTGACGAGGCGCTCACCCCCGCCTCGAACGACAAGCTGGGCAACCTGCTGGCCGGGAACGACGGGTGGTTCAAGCTCGCGCACGGCGGCCACGTCCTCGACCTCGGTGGCGCCGAGATCGAGCCGGGCGTCTTCAGCGAGATGATCCGCATGATGCCCCCGCAGTACCGTGGTGACCCTGGTCTGCGGTTCATCTGCGGCGAGACCTGCGTGATCGACTGGCAGGACACCCTGCAGGGTCGGGCCACGCCTCTCGGCGATGCCGCCCTCGGCGACATGGGTCCGTCCCGCGCGCCGTACGGCAAGCGGATGCTGGTGGTCCCGATCATCCCCGACGATCAGGCCCTGACCGTCCAGGAGTCGGTGCCGGCGACCATGAAGGGGACGAGCTTCGGCCCCTGGCAGGTCGTCCCGAACGTCAACGACCAACTGGTGATCTCGGTCAACGGCGGCGCGGCAGTCACGGTCACCTTCACGACCGACACGCCCTCGGGCAGCACGCTCGAGACGCGAGAGATCGTGCAGCAGATCAACGACGCCTTCGCCGCTGCCAACCAGCAGGCCGTGGCCTTCGATGACGGCTTCGGCCGCGTCGTGATCCGGACTCTGCAGACTGGGGCCGCCACCTCGCTGGCGCTCACCCTGGGTGCCCGGGACATCAGCGCCACGCTGGGTCTCAGCGACGGCGTGATCCCCACGTCCGTCACGGGCGCGGACAACACCGGCGTCGTCTACGAGGGCAGCTTCATCATGCTGACCAACCCCCGCAACTTCCTGTGGGGCATCCTCGACGGCACCAGGATGTTCACCGAGTTCAACAAGGACTACGACCGGATCGAGACGGTCATGTTCAACCAGACCGATGCGGCGGTCGAGAACCTGGACGCCCTCGTCCTGGGGATCAACCTCCGTCGCAAGCGGCACGTTGCGACCTCGATTCCCTAGTCGACGATAGGGGATCTAGATCGTAGGATCTGAGAGTCGGGGGGCATCGGGCGTGATCCCGGCGCCCCCCGATTCTGTTTCAAGGAGAAGCCATGGCAATCGTTCAACCGACATTCTTCAAGTTGCGGGACGCGAAAGAGTACCGCTTCTACAATCGTCTGGGCCAACGGGCCGTGACCGTTCGGTACGGTCAAGTGATCCCGGTGCTCACCCAGGCGGACATCGACTACTTCCGTTCGCGGCGTGACGTGATGGTCGAGTGCGTCGAAGACGGAACAACACTCGAGGACGTCGCGCGCAAGGGGCACCTCGAGCCGGCGAAGGTGAAGAGCTACAAGGTCTACGGTCGGGCTGCTCAGCCCGTTGTTCCGGCTGTCCCCGTGGGCAAGCCTCCCACCTCACCCAAGAAGGCGCCATCGACGCCAGAGCCTGTGGAGGCTCAGACCTACGCTCCGAGGAACCCGGCGGAAGTCGTGGAGGTTACGTCGCCTATCCCGTCGGAGCCCGTCACGCCGATCGAGGAAGCCTCGGCGGACGGAACGACGAGAGTGGTTTCGTCGCCTCGCATCTGACACAGTCAGTTTCGATTCCTTCATCAGAGACCGGGCCTCATGGACTCGTTGTCTGTGGGGCCCGAGTCTTGTACTAGATCCTGTCGTTCTTGATCTGTTTGATGAAGGATTCCCACGTCCCGTGCTGGATGCAGAGTGGGTGGGCGTGGAAGCTCGAGCTCGGTGATCCGTTGAAAATGATGTGCGCTTCCTTGCCGACGCCTAAGCGTGCTCCAAGCTCGAGGAACGTGTCTTTCGAACCAAAGCCGGGATCGACGATCTGAACGAACAGATCCGCTCCGACTGCGGCGGCCAAGTGGCGCATCGATAGATCGGCGTGCCCTGGATGGTTGGGAGGGTACTCGGTCGGGGTGTAGTCCGTCCAGGCGTGCCCGGCGAACCAGCGGAACCCGAGTCCGCGTAGCTCGACCATGTACCGATTGATGCGCTCTACCTCGGTGCGTTGACCGGACAAGTAGACCGTCCTCATTCGGAGTCCTCATCATCGATGTCGGAGTCAGACGGCGGCTCGGGGACCGGTTTCCCCTCCGCGATCAGCCGTTCGCGGATTGCTTCGAGCTCTTTCTGGAATGCCTCGGCTACAAGCAACCCCTTGTCTGTGAGAATGAGCTTCGTCCCCGTCGAGTACTCGACTCGGAGGAGCCAGTCCTTCTGAACCATGACATTCAGGACGAGGTTCATCCCCTTCGGCGGTAGCTTGGTAGCCACACACATCGCTGTCCGGATCTCTTGGCAGTCGGTGACTTCGCCGCCCATATCTCGGATGGCCAGAAGGACTGACTTTCCTCCATCGCTGAGACGCTTGCCCGCGTCTCGTTCACCGAACTTCCCTGTGTACTCAAACCGGGTCTTCGGTCCCAGTTTCTTCATGTGTTTCCTCGGGTTATGTCTATTCACTTCGCTCCTAGTAGTTTACCATGGATGTTGTCAGTAAGCAACTTATGATTTGCTTGACGACTTCCTTTCCACATGGTAAATTAGGCACACACCACTAGTCCGGACGAACACGGCCACTCTACAGGAGAGCCTGATGAAACGCCACGAGATGGTCGAGGACATGCTCAAGTGGGGCTGGCCGATCGAACGTCTCAGCGAGATCGAGTACCCGCCCGAGCACGGCGGGATTGGCTACATCGAGCTCAAGAAACTCTGGCTCGAGTGGAAGAGAGGCGAACGACGACTCGAGCTTGCCCAGGCGCTTGGGGCAGAGGACAAGGAGCAAGCCAAAGAGGTGGTTCGTTGGGCAGGGACTGCCATGGACACGGTCCGGAAGGCCGCCCTACGGGCAGGGGTCACGATCGGTGCCAAGTCCGAGTTGCTGCGGACCTCGGCCACGATCATGGCAGGAATCTTGTCCTGCCCGGGGGAGGACAAGGACCACCCCACCGAGATCGCAAAGCGAGCAGTTTCATACGCTTTGGCGCTTTTGGTCGAGGTGGACGAAGAGGTCGAGAGGCAAAAAACTGTCGACAAGGGTAGCGATGAGGGGGGTCAAAGTGGTACAGACTGACGTAGGAGAAGGAGTTGCGTCAGATGGCCCCCACAGCGGGCGAGGTACTGGAAGCTGCCAGGGAGAAGCTGAGGGAACTCGAGCGGCAGATCGAGACCCTTCTGCGGACGGAGTCCTTGACCCCGTCGGAGATCCTGGAGCTCGAGAGGGAACTGGTTCGTATCCGAGCGGCGTAAGGTTTTCCCTTCGCGTGGATAGCCGAACCGGCCCTCATGTGTGGTTCGCGCTTTTTGCGAACGGCGCGAACGCGGGCCGCCTTTGTCTTAGAGAGTACGAGTTCGATACCTTCGTGACGCATCTAGGTCTTGAGCGGCACATGTCGGGTGTCATCGAGTACTACAAATGGCCGACGATCGTCTAAGGCGCCTCGAGAGGCAGGCTGCGCTCGGTGACGAAGACGCAATCGTTCGTCTTGCCACCGAGCTTGTGCGTACTCGGAACGAGGAAGATCTTCTTCCCATTCTGAACATGCTGCAGGGTCTCGTTCGACGGAATCCGACGGCGCGCGAGGTCTTTGTGGCCGTCCTTCCTCCCAATGCGCATGCTTTCTGCGTTCACTGCGGCAAACCAATTGTGCTCTTCACTGACGGGTTTCCCGTCGACCAAACCGGAAAGGATTCGGCAAAAGGCAAGGTCTTTTGCAATGAATGCAACGCGCACCCTTACCGTCGTCGGCGCGCTCTCAAACACAGATACTGCGGTCGGTGCGGCGTGGTAAAACGCACGTCGGGCCATCGATGCACGACGACGTTGCCTGACTGGATTGTGGGAGACGACACGGGAAGCACGAAACGGCCCCGCAAGCACTGGACAAACTGGCGGGAAGTCACGTGAAGAAGCTGACGGTTTGGGTCGGGCCAACCGGCTCCGAAAAAACGACCAAAGCAATGCTCCTCGTTCACCGGTATCACAAGAGGAAGCTCGACATCGTCGCTGCTCGTCCGGCGAAAGCTCGTCGCAAGCACGAACCAGAAGGCTGGATTGTCTCGAAGGGCAAGTACGACCTGCGTTGGCCTTGCTTCGAGATCAACCATCCCTTCGAGATCATCGAAGCGGCCCGCGGAGCCCAAGTTTTCTGGCTCGATGAGCCGGTTCACCTGGAGAGCAAAGAGAAGGACATCACTGGAGACGACGTTTTCAACGCGATCATGGAAGTGCGCAAGCACGCGTTGATTCTGATCTCTGGTTGCGCGGCGACGTCCGAGCTCGAAGTGTTTGGGGACTGCACGTCGAAGCTGATCTCGGTTGCTGACATGGTCCATTGGTGCTTCGCCGACTGCGAAGGCTGTGGGCGCATGAATGCAGGAAGTCGTTCTTGGTACAAGCTCGGCCCGAAGACTGAGCAAGTAGCCATCGGCGGCGAAGAGGCCTACGAACCGCTCTGTTGGAGATGCTGGAACAGGCGAATGGAGGAGAGGGTCCTTGAGCAGGCGACGACGAGCGCGTAATCGCATGGAGTATGCGGGAGATGGAGAGCCGCCGCCCGGGCACTGGGCTGCATCGACTTTTCAGAAGAAGTTTCCCGAACGCAAAGCTCACGAACCCTATGTCGTGGTGATCCACAAGAAGACCGGGAACAACTTCGTACTCGATGGCGTCTACAATCTGCTCCCTGATTCGCTCACAGAGAAGGACATCGAGTACATACGCTCTTACCACGTCGAGTACTGGGACGAGTGGGTTCCTACCCAGGACGAGCAACGCCCATGGTGGGCGAAGAACAAGCCAGCAGAAGAGTTCGAAGCCTTCTGGATTGCGCAGTAGCCGTAGTCAGAGGGGCGTGTTAGGGTAACGAAGTCCAATTCAACTCGAATGCGCCGGGGAATCCGTTCCGGCCCGGCTGGGAGTTCCGAATGGTCTTCATCCCTTCCATCCTTTCCAAGTATCCCGAAATCGAAGAAGCCTTCGAGGCGTGTCGCGCAGCTTCGCTGTACGCCTTCGATGCCGAGACCTCATCGTTCAATCCATTCACCGGGAAGATCATCGGCTTCTCGGTAGCAGTGGACACGATTCAGATCCCTTGCAACTGCTTTCACAATTGCTGTCCGCCAGAAACACTGTTCCCGAAAGCGTGGTACTTTCAGTTCGTCCCGTCGTTGAATACGCACCTGTCTCACGACGAAGCGTTCGCGCGAAATCCAAGAACCTGCGTGCCCTTCTTGCCCACCATGAAGCTCTTCGGCGAGGTCTGGGCAGATCGGGATAAGGAGTGCGTGTACCACAACGGGAAGTTCGACATCAAGTTTCAGCGTCGGGCTGGCTTCGAGGTCGATAACAGGATCATTGATACCGCCGTCGCATCGTGGCTTCTCGACGAAGAGCGCGGAACACACAAGTTGAAGAACTTGGTGAAGATGCTCTTGGGCCACGACATGGCCACGTTTGAAGAAATGGGATCGCTTTTCGGTCCGCCGATCGAAGTCTACGGTGCCGACGATGCCTGTCAGACCCTCCGACTTTGGCGGTATTTCGAGCCATCGATCAGGAGTGAGAGGCTGGAGAAGGTCTTCAAGGAGTTGGAGTGCGAGATCGTTGGTGTTCTCGCCGATATGGAGCTTCGCGGAACACGGATTGACATCAAGTTGCTCGAGGAACTGCGGGGGAAGATCGCCGACGAGGCAGATCAAGTCGAGCAAGAATGCTACGCCCTCGCTGGGCAGCGCTTCGGGATCACCGCTCCTCAACAGGTCGGGACGCTACTCTTCGACGTGCTGCAGTGGCCCAAGCGGGGGCAGATTCCCCGCACGAAGGACAAGCTCGGGTGGCGGACGAACAAGGAAATCCTCGCCCGGTATGAGGACAAGCCGCTGGCGAAGGGAATCCTGAGACACCGTGAGCTCCTGAAGTTCGAGTCCACCTACATCGATCCCTTGATTCGGGCCGCACAGAAACTTGATGGCCGTGTGCGGTCGCGCTTCAACCAGATCCCGGACCCCCGGGGAGGCGGAGGAACTGTTTCGGGGCGGTTGTCATCGAACGCAGATGAAGATCTGGGAGGATGCAACTTCCAAAACATCCCCTCGAGATCCAAGACGGGCAAGCAGATTCGCTTTGCGTTCATTCCGGCGCCCGAGTTCGTGTACGTCGTTTACGACTACAGTCAGATCGAGCTCCGATTCATGGCGCACTACAGTCAAGACCGAACGCTGCTTGCGGCGTACAGGAACTGGGAGTGCGCGGAGTGCGGCGAGAGGGGCGGCACGAAGATCGGTCTCCGAGAGTGTCCGAACTGTCATGCGCCCGAGGGCCACCGTACGCGCGAGAAGAAGTGCAAGACCTGTCAGGACTACGACGGGCCGGAAGATCGATTGATCCACGGCTTCTGCCTGGGGCTGGACATTCACCAGATCACGGCAGATGCATGCGGAGTCGAGCGCTACCTCGGTAAGATCGTGAACTTCGCTCTCTTGTATGGACTTGGTGCCGAGGGACTGTCTCGCAAGCTGAACTGCAGCGTGGGGCAAGCGCGCAAGATTCGGGATGCCTACTTCCGCAAGTACTCAGGAATCCAACGGCACAACGGGTGGGTCCAGACGCACATCATGCGGACTGGCGAGATGCCCACGATCCTCAAGCGGAAGCGGCGGTTCCCGCATATCAAAGGCAAGCGGCTCGAACTCTGGGACCGCGAGTGGAGGCAGGGAGCGAACAACATCATTCAAGGGTCCGCCGCGGATCTCATGAAAGTCGCTATGCGGAATGTTCATCGACGGTTGCGACATGAAAATCTGCATCTCGATACCGGGCTCGTTCTGCAGGTTCATGACGAGATGACGGTCGAGACTCCTCAACATCGCGGGGACTACATCTCGACGCTCGTTCGTGATGAAATGGAGAATGCATTCAGGATCAGTGTCCCGATCATTGCCGAGGGCGGGGTGTCCTCGAAGAGTTGGGGCGACGCCAAGCAGTAGGAGTAGAAGCATGGGATTCCACGACACGGCCAAGGCGGTTGCCAGCAAGGCGAAGCAACCGCTCGGTGAGTGCAAGAAGCAGATGAAGCGGAAGGCGGCCGAGATCCAAGCAGCCGTCAAGAGGGGGCAGAACGAGGTCGATGCAGCCTGCGCGATCTGCTTCGGCATTGCGAAGAAGGCTGCGCCGCCCCCTCCACCCCCACCCAAGAAGAAGTCCAGCGAAGCAAAGCCCTCCAAGATCACGGAGAAGTCGGCCATCGATGAGGAGGCCCGGGGAGTGCCGAGGGGAGGGGTCGGAGAGAGGCCGGAGAAGGCGGAGACGAAGGCGGAGAAAGCCAAGGAAGGCGATTGACGCCTAGCGCGTCCTGGGGTAAACTGTATCAGGACGTAAGATAAGTGAATAGGATCGTACTCGATTCGATGGTGCGCATTCCGCTCGAGATGTTCACGGAGGAACGCCTCCGTCGGATCGAGCGATCCTTGACACTGCGGACCCCCGACACCGGCAACTTCGGTTTCGAGGGCGTTCGTACCATGGAGTGCTTCGAGAGGACGAATGGAGTGCTGGCGGTTCCCCGGAATTGGGGCCCGGCCAGGGAGCTCTTGTCGCTCAATGGTTTCGATGACCAACGGGCTCAGGGCTCGATCATCGGTCTCAGGTTCGGGGCACACTTCCGTCCAGGACAGAAGGAGTTCTGCGAGAAGCTCGTTCACGCGATCAGGCAAGACGGGCTGGGAGGAATCGGGCACGCAGCTTGCGGATTCGGTAAGACCGTTTGCGCGACAGCGATCATCTCAATGCTCGATGTCACAACGATCGTGATCGTCCACAAGGAGTTCCTCATGAACCAGTGGGCGAAAGAGATCAGGACGTTCCTTGGCGTAGAGCCCGGGTTTGTTCAGGGCGATCGGTGCGAATTCGAGGGCCAGAAGATCGTGATCGCCATGGTGCAGTCTCTGGCGCAGCGAGAGTACGCACCCGAGTTCTACCGGCACTTTGGGTTGGTGATCACCGATGAGGCACACCGGGTAGCTGCTCCGACGTGGTCGCTCGCCAACTGCAGGTTCCCTTCGAAGTGGCGGCTCGGACTCACAGCGACGCCTCGGCGCGGCGACAAGATGGAGGAGGTGTTCTTTTGGAACATCGGGGACATCCTCGTTCGAGGTTTGGGGGACTTCCTCGATTGCTCTGTTGTCCGCGTCATTTGGTGCCCAGCGATCAATCCCAAGTCCTACGTGTTCCGGGGCCAGCCCAATCTGGGCAAGCTGATCACGCTGATTGCGAACGAAGGCTCGCGGACAGCCATGCTCTGTCGCATGATCGCCAAGGCGACACGGGCGGGGCGCAAGTCGCTCGTTCTGTCAGATCGTGTGGCCCACTGCGAGGACATGAAAGAGCGACTCGAGCTCATGTTCGAGAACGAGGACTACACCGTAGGGATCTATGGCGCGGGAGGGACAAAGAAGGCGAAGCACCAGCGAGATGCAACCGAGAAATGCAACGTCATCATCGCCACGTGGCCGATGGCTAAGGAGGGACTCGACATCGAAGAACTCGACACCCTCTTTATGGCTACGCCCAAGGCGGACGTCGAGCAGGCCGCGGGGCGTATTCGTAGGCTCTGTGATACCAAGAAGAACCCCATGATCGTCGACATCGTCGATGACATTCCGTTCCTCGCCCCAATCAATGCGAAGCGTGATCGGTTCTATCGACGAGTGGAGCGCGCGAAGAACGCGTGGCCGATCCAAGTCGTTCGGTAGCAGTATCTTATTTTACCTCTTGATTCCTAAGCAACCGGGTGCTACTCTGTATCCAGAACCAAACAGAACCCAGGAATCAGGAAGGAAAGAGAGACTGACTGTGACCATGATCGAACTGCCCGCTGCCCAGGCAACCTGGTCCGAGCTTCGGGACCACCTCGTCGATGACGATCCGAAGCGTAAGGACTACACCATGACGGTGGGGGACCTGACGGTCCGTCCACTGGACACCCATGCCCGCGTCAACATCCAAGGCTCGCTCGTCGGGCGTTTCGTCGAGGGGGACCCCCTCGTCGGCCTCGACCTGACGCCCCGAGCCTACGGGCAGTACTTGCAGAAGCTGGGGATCCCCTACGGCTTTGCCACCACGTTCAGCGGTGACCTGCAGGGGCGGATGATCGCCGAGCGGCTGCCGGATCTCGACCCGACGTCGGACATCTTCCTGCGGACCCGTCCCGAGGGTGTCCGGGCGATCCTGTCCGGTCGCTACGGGAACATGCGGGATCTCGAGGTGGCGAACGTGCTCAACGACCTGCACGGAGACCTGTCCGGGTATCGGGTCCTGCGCGGCAAGACGCTGGATCACGTCTTCGCGGTCACCTTGATCGGCGAGACCCCCGTCCACAGCAACGGGGACAGCTACTTCCCGATCATCCAGATCCGGAACAGCGAGGTCGGCGCGTCCGCCTTCGTGATCGTGGATGGGATCTGCAAGGGCGCCTGCAGCAACGGGATGCTCTTCGGCTTCCGGGAGGACAGCCGGACCCGCATGCGCCACCTGGGCAGCACCATGCACACCAGGGTCGTCGAGGCCATGAACAAGGCACTCAAGGCCCCGGCTCGGTGGTCCGAGCAGGTCGCCCCGGCCATCGAGCGGGCGCAGTCGGTCGAGATCAACACGGCCGACGAGAAGCAGGTCGAGAAGCTGGTTCGCAACCTGCGGAACCACGGGCTCACCAAGAAGTTCGCCAACGAGGTCGTCGAGACGGCCAAGAGCATGCCGGTCGACATCTACGGCGAGGAGTTCGCCCACGGGGACGTGATCACGCAGTGGTCCGTGATCAACGCGATGACCCATCTCGTCCAGAGCGACGAGTGGGATGAGGTGGACCGGAACGACGTGGAAGAGCTTGCCGGCAGGCTGCTTCTGCGGGCCGCCTAGAAAGCGGTTTCGCCAGTCGGGGGGTCCGGGTAGGATACCCGGACCCCTCAGAACTAGTCAGAGATCTTCCGTGTCAAAACGCAAGCGAAAGAAGCAGCCCCCCAAAGGTCTCGCTCGTCCAATCATGATTCGCCGTCGGAGTCCGCAGGAGGAAAAGGAGGACGAAATCGCTCCTGAGCGAGCTCGGTTGCTCGAGGAAATCGGACAAGCGAAGAAAGAAAAAGCGAGGCAGAGACAAGAGAGGCGCGCTCAACGGAAGGCATCTCTGGCGTTGAAGCAAAGGCAAGGCAGCAATGTCGGAAATGACGCAGAAGGTGCTGGAAGTTGACATCGGCGAGGTGCTTCAAGCTCTGCCCCATCTTCGGGACGCTCGAGGCGCATTCATCGGCGTAGAGGCGAACATCGGGGCCGGGAAGACCGAGCTCGCCAACATGCTGACTCGAATTCGGCAGGCCCACAACGGCCCAACCATGACGCTCTTCGAGCCGATCATGGGGAGGTTCGAGGAGCTTCTCGGGCTCTACTACGAAGATCCGAAGCGGTGGGGTTTCACCTTCCAGATGCACGCTCTGCAGGCGCGCTATCGGCAGCATACGCTGGCCGCAGAGCTCACTGCCAACGGACTTCACGTCGTGCAGGACCGCACGATCTACGCCGATGGATGCTTCGGCATGACCGTCCGTGAAGACGGGAACATGACGGAGGCGGAGTGGGGGATCTACGCCGACACGTTCGGTGCTATGAAGCGGAATCTCCGCTACCCCGACATCATCGTCTACCTCGTCACGGACCCGAAGGTCTGCCACGAACGGATGGTCCGGCGGGCCCGGAAGGAAGAGAAGGCGGTCCCCCTCGAGTACCTCGAGCGGATCCACACCAAGCACGAGATGCTCGCCGAGGCCATGTGCCGCTACACGCGGGTCCTGCGTGTCCACTGGAATGAGTTCGGGGACGTCGAGCAGTTGAACAAGCAGATCAACGAGGTGCTCGAGGAAGAGCGCCCCTTCATGCGTAACTGGAACTCGCTCTAGCCATGAAGACCGTCTTCCTGATCTGTGGGCAGCTTCAGAGCGGGAAAGACACCTTCGGCCAACTTCTCGCCAAGGCCGGGGGCGGAATCACCATCGCAATCGCGGATCCAATCAAGGAAGTCGCCATTTCGATGCTGGGCATGCCGTCCGCTGTGGCGTACGGTGGGGAGAAGGAGCGCCGGTCGTGGACGCGCTACGGAAAGGACGCCCGCGAGTGGCTGCAGTGGATCGGGACTGAGCTCGGTCGGGCACAGATCGCTCAGGAAGTCTGGCTCGATCGGCTCGTGGAACGGATCGAACCTCGATGCATGAAGGCTTTCGTGGTTACTGACGCACGACTCGGTTTCGAGCTCGAGAAGATCGGACCCAAACTGGGGGAGCGTTACCGGACGGTGAAGATTCGTATTCGCCGGCCGGGGGCCGAGAACAAACTGGAGCATCAGACGGAATCCGAGCAGCAGGAAATCCCTGATTCCGTGTTCGACGAAGTGGTTGTGAACAAGGGGACTCTGCAAGATCTTGAACAACAGGCACTTGATATCGCCAAGAAATACCTTGCATCCTGATTGTTCATCAGGTAAACTACTCATGAGGTAAAACATGGGCCTGCGGGAGATCCTGGAGGAAGTCGAGAGTACGTACGGCGTGGGTGTTGTCGCCCAGGCGTCGCGCGGACGCTCGTTCAAACATCAACGCTTTCCGACCATGGTGTTCGCATTCGATGCGGCGATCGGAGGAGGCCCGGTCTTCGGGAAGTTCCACTTGATCACGGGGCCCCCTGGCGCAGGAAAGTCGACGATCACCCAGAAGGCGATGGCCGGGATCCAGTTGTACTGTCGGTACTGCCGCAGTCTCTTCCGGATCGACGAGCACGGCGTAACTACCTGTGCTTGCCCGACTCGCTGTGCTGACTGCGAAACCGATTTCGAGGAGGTGCCCTACGATGGGCCCGAGCCCTCGGAAGATGACATGTTCAACTGGCGGGCGATCTGGGATCACTGGACCTGTGCTTGCCTCGAGAACCCGGCTGGAACGAAGGCGAAGAAGGATCGGGTCCCGAAAGTCACCAAGCGGTTCTCGCCCATGCGGTCGGCTTGGTTCGATTCGGAAGCCGACTATGATGCCAACTGGGCAGCCAACCTCGGGGTGGACAACGACCTGGTCTACGTATTCGTTCCTGAGTACGCCGAGCAGGGAATCGACATCTCGGACAAGCTGCTGCGGTCGGGGGAGATCGATTTCCTCGGCGTAGATTCGGTCGCAGACTTGACCCCCATGAAGGAGATCGAGTCGTCTACCGAAGAGTGGCAGATGGGTCTGCAGGCGCGACTCGTCAACAAGGCCTTCCGAAAGTGGGGATCCGCTCTCAACGCATGCGGCGCCAATTCGGTCTCGCGTCCTACCGTGTTCATCATCAATCAAGAACGCGAGGACATGGAAGGGCACAAGGTCAACCCTGGGGGATGGGCGCAGCAGTTCAAGGCGCAGATCAAGGTGCGGATCTCGGAGCCCAAGTACAAGTTCAAGGAGCACGGAGCCGGGGACAACAAGGTCCAAGAGCTTCAGTACGCCGATGTCAGTGGCTTCACGTACAAGAACAAGACGTACCCGCCCAAGAAGAGGATGTCGTACAGGCTCTACCTCGCCGATCATCCCGACCATCCGGCCGGAAGTACGAATGAATTCGGTTCCGTGGTGGACAACGCCCTGATCTATGGCGTGGTCGAACGTCCTGATCCGAAGAAGTCGACCTACATCTTCGGAGACAGTACGTGGAACAGCCAGAAAGCGATCATGGATGCGTTGAGGGAAAGCCATGGATTGTTCTGGCAGATCCGTGACGAGACCATGCAGCGGGCTGTTCTGGCTATGGCATGAGACGAACACAAGCAGGAAAACTCGGCACAGGACGCAAGCCCCAAGGCGGGAAGCTGGGAAAGAAGAGGCTTCCCCCGGGGCGAGATTTGGAACAGAGTGTCTATGCCAGACTTTCGCACTTGGGGGCCAAGCTGCAGCCAGGAAGCGGAAACCTTGTTGGCCGTCCTGGTGACGTGATCATCGCCGATGCCGAGAGTTTCCTGATCGAGGCCAAGGATTTCCCCACGCGTGAGATCCAGATCAAGACGGCCTGGTTGGCAAAGATCGCTCGTGAAGCACGCGACCTGAGACGCAGACCTGCACTTGTGGTCCGTACTCGAATGGCCCCGCCCACGCCAGACAAGTGGGCAGTCGTTCCGCTTTCGGTTCTGGTCCATTTGATTGAGAAGGCGGGATGGGAGTGGGAGGGGGAGCAATGAGCGAAGACAACTGGTGGGACCAGTCAGGATCCCCTGCTTTCTACAGCGCCGTCGGCGAGACCGGGAATCTCTTCGCCGGCCGGATTCCAGACGAGGAAAGCCTTACACAGATGATCATGAAGCATCTCGAAGAGGTGGACCTCAAGATCCCCAGGCGGGTCAAACGAAAGGACGGTTTCCATCCCAGCGCCCTCGGCGACATGTGCCTTCGAGAAGCAGTCTTTCAGCGAGTACTACCGAAGGCTCAGGATGCCCGGCGATTCCCCGGAACGGTCAAACTGCGGTTCGCTATCGGAACTGCGGTGCATGACCATTGGCAGACTCAGATTATGGGGAAGATGCGTGTTCTGCGAGGAACGTGGCAGTGTTCTCGCTGTACCCACAAGGTGAAGAACACGTTCATGCCCCATGAGCCCTGCACGCACTGCCAGTGGCAGGTCAAGCCCAATCCCAAGGATCTCTCACAACGGATCAAGGCTGAGCGGTCTCGCTACTCGGAAGGCTGTGCGGCGAATTGCGCCTGGCCTTCGGGGGACAGGAAACCGTTTTTCTCTGTGGGTCGTGACTGCGCTTTCTGCGAGCGCGGTGGAAAGTGGTTGTTCAGAGAGAGCTCGATCTACCTCAAGGAATTCGACATCGTCGGGTTCTATGATGGAATCGTTCTCTACAACGGGGAAGAACGGGTCATCGACCTCAAGACGAAAGACGTTTACGCTTGGGAGAACCTGTCTGAGCCAGACGCCAAGGCGATCATGCAGATCAGGATCTACATGTGGGCGCTCAATGTCCCACGTGGTGTGATCGCCTACATCAACAAGAACTCTGGGCTCATGAAGGAGTTCCTTGTCGAGCAGGATCCCGAGATGATCGAACAAGTCAAGCGTAACATCGAATTCGTCCACAGGGCGATCGAAGAGAACGAGCTCCCCAATGGCGTGTGCGGTAGCAAGCGTGATTCCCGTGCGAAGCAGTGCGCCTATGCGGACGAGTGCTTCATGGGATGCGACAACATCACAGCGTTGAAGGAACTGCTGACTGCGAGAGCGAGGGACGAGCATGAGCAAACCGGATGAGGATCGTGATCTGGATGAGGCTCTGCAGCGGATCGCAGATGAAGGTCTCGAGAAGGTGCTGCCCACGCGGCGGAAAGGAGAGCGCAGGGCGAAGTTCGTGCAGCGGTGCATGGCGAACCCAACCATGAACGAGGAATTCCCTAGTGCGGGCCAGCGCTTCGCTGTGTGTCGGCGGCAAGCGGACAAGGTTCGAGACTCGGACGAGGACGGCGACAAGCCCCCCAAGAGGGCGAAGAAAAAGAAGAAGTGCTGATCTGTGACTGTGGGTCTCAAAGTAATCGGCGTTGATCCCGGCTTCACTTATCTTGGGGTATGCTGTGCCACATTCTGGCTAGGGAAGCCCCGTCCCGACATTGAAGAACTTACGTTGATCGAGACCCATAAGTCCAACAAGAAAAAGGGGGTAAGGGCAAAAACTGACGATCTGCGCAGGTTGGGCGAGATCGTCGAGAAGTTCGACGAGATTGTTCGACATTGGCCTGCTGACGTGTTTTCATTTGAAGAGATTCCGTCCATCAGGCAAAATGCTACTACGACCAGGAAGATCGGAATGGCATGGGGTGCTTGCTATGCGGTTGCAAGACGTCGGTCCGGTGTCTTGGTCTTCGAGTACGGGCCGAAAGAGCTCAAGCTGGAAGTGACAGGCTCGGCCATGGCCTCGAAGGAGCAGATGATCACTGTTCTGGAATCTCGGTACCCGGCTCTCGTGGAAAGCGAAGTGCCGGACAGCAAAAAGGAGCACGTCGCAGACGCCATAGCTGCTGTCGAGATCGCCGTAAGGGATCAGGCAGTACTGGCGCTTGCGAACGCGTTCCAGAAGGTGGAATGACATGTCGTTGACCATGAAGAAGACGCGTCGGTACAAGAAGCCCAAGGGACCTACCCGCATTGGGCGTGTCGAGAAGGCCTTCCGGCTGATGGCTGCTGGCATGGACCTGGAGCCTCAGGGCTTGTTGGCGAAGCTGATCGAGGAAGGCGTCACCCAGTCTGAGATCGCCGAGCAGTTGAACTGCACCCGTCAGGCCGTCGGAATCTTGGCGGACAGATACAACTGCGAGTTCCCGGGCGCGCGGATCGACGAGAACGACGTCTCCAAGTCCGCGGCCGGGATGTCCTTCCAGCGGTACATCCGGATCTACGGAAAGACGAAGTCGCAGGCAGAGATGGCGAGGGAACTGAACATTTCCCTCTCTACGCTCAGGCGGCGCCTGCACAAGAGGGGTATCGAGAAGCCCCGAAAGAGAAAGGGCAGCAACAATCAGTGAGCACAACCGAGCTCGTTCCGATGCAAAGCGCCGAGATTCGGCAGCGTGTCAAAGACCTCATGAAGACACTGACCTCGAGCTTCTTCGAGCTCGGGCAGTTGCTCTACGAGATCCGTTTCGCCAACATGTTCCTGGACTGGGGGTACTCTTCATTCGAGGAGTACACCGAGATGGAGATCGGCTACAAGAGGCGTGCGGCCGAACACCACATCGAGATCTGGGAAGAGCTTCACCAGAAGCGTGGGATTCCGGAAGAGCGCATCGCCCATATCGGGTGGTCCAAGGTGCGCACGATCATGCCTGTCGTGAAGGAGAGCAACAACAAGCGGACACTCGAGAAGTGGCTCAAGAGGGCCGAGACACACTCGCGGCGCGAGCTCGCCACGCTGATCAAGCGCGAGCGTGATGGGGAAGAAGACCAGGAAGAGCCGCCGAAGCGGAAGTTCGAGCGCAAGCACCACGATACCGAGGAAGAGCTCGAGGGGGTTCACGAGCGTACCGATTCGCCCTTCGTCGATCCGGCCGTGATTCAGCACCGCGAATTCGTCGAGGAAGACGAAGAGACCGGCGACAAGATCCCGCTGCACGAGTTCAAGGTCTACTGCTACAAGGAACAGTGGGCCAACATCATGGCTGCCATGGAACGCGCGGGGCAGTTGACCAACAGCGACAAGGCCAACTACTTGCTTGACATGATCTGCCTCGAGTTCAACGAGACCTACGCCGAGACCGAGGATGGCGGCGTCGTGCAGACGCTCGACAGGCACGTGAAGAACCTCGAGCGGATCTTCGACGTCAAGATCGAAGTCGAAATCCCGGCGTCTTCGAAGTTGCGCAAGATGGCTCGGCTCGACGACGAGTCGAAGTCGAAGGCATCGAAGAAGCGGAAGAAGGCTGCCGAGGAAGGCGAGGAAGAGGAAAAGCCCAAGAAGAAAGCCAAGGCGAAGAAGAAGAAAGTCGCCAAGAAGACCAAGAAGAAGTCCACCAAGGCGAAGAAGGACGTCGAGGAAACGGACACCGAGGAAAGCACGGAGAGCAAGAAGCCAGAGTACCGTTGGTGATCCTCAACGGGCGTCGAGTTTGTGATCTGTGCCAAGAGCGGAAATGTAGCCGCTTTCACAAGGTCCCGCTCGGCAACCCGGTAAAGAAGACGGTGTACATCTGCGGAAAGTGCATTGTGCGGCGGGGACAGCAAGTACGTATTTGGCTAGACGCCCAAGAGAAGAAACTCAATGAAGGCAAGCACGATTAGGTACGCTGTCGCCACATTCGAACGGCTCAGGGATGAGCTCGAGCCCGTAATCGAGGCCCTCGGATTCACGGCTCTTCAAGCCATGGTCAGACAACGGTATCACGACACCGATCGTGGCTGGTTCTTCACGAACATTGGGTTCGAGGAAGAAGTCGGCGCGTTCTGGGGAGTTTTCCACGAAGAGCGAAACGGGAAGGAGAAAGAGTTCCTGATCGTCATGGATGGGGAATCGATCGATTCGATCGAGTTCGAGAGCTTCACGAAAACCGAGTCCTAGTCTTGCGTTCTGAGCCCCAATAAGGTAGTATACCGAGTATGGCCAAGTCCAGTGGATCTCAGCGAATCGTCAGAGATTGCCTCTACATCGTAGAGGAATGCGAAGACGATTCGTTCCGGGTCCACAAGGTGTTCCAGGATGGATCCAAGGGCGAGGTCTACACGGTGGACAAGGATCGCGTCTGCCAGTGCCGGGCAGGGGAATTCGGTAGGGACTGCAAGCACATTGAAATGGTCGAAGGCACTTTCCAAGGAGACGACTTTCCACGTCGTCGGGCGGACGACCTTCTTGACGAGTATCTCGACAAAGTCAGGGAAGAATTCCCTGACGCACGAGTGGTATCCCTCGCGCAGTATCGGCGAGATCCCAAGGTGACTTCGGCGACGGCTATCGCTTACGGGGTCCTTGGCGACTTTACCGAAAGTCCCAAGCTCGTGTTGTGGACGCGCTATAAGCAGTTGACCATTCGGCTCTACTGCTTTAGAGATCTGGCCCGCTTTCGGCGCGTGTTGCGGGCAGTGCGTCGAAAGGGCAGCCCTTCGTACGAGAAGCCGGACAACGAAGTCGGCGCAGTTGGGAAAACCTACGGGACCGATGGGGATGACATCGGCGGAAAGAAGGATGAGGATGTCACTCGCTGATTTGGTGAACGAGGCCCGCGGCGGGCAGCAGGAAGTCGACGAGAAGCTGCAGAAGAAGACGGCTCGGATCAAGGAAGTTCGAACCAAGTTGTCCGCGCTGAAGAAGGAAGAGGAGAAGCTCAGAAAGGAGATCCTGGCGCACCCGCTTTGCAAGGAGGGATACAACGACGAGAGTGTGGTGATCGGGGGTTTCGAGCAACTCGATCTCGAGAACCAAAAGCTCGTCGCCGCTCTGCACAGCGAGGGCGTCTTCGAACAGGCGGTCAACATCAGTCTGAGCTCGCCGAAGATCAAGGCGATCGGCGAGAAGAACGAGGTGATCGCGCGTGCGATCGAGGTCGCTACGAGCCGGGGCCGAAAGGTCAACGTGACGAAGTGATCAAGAGGGACTCGGTCGTCTGCCACAAGTGCGGAACCAGTCTGGGGTCGTTCGACACGGGAACTGGAGACATTCACCTCGACTTTCAAGTCCCTACGGTCCCCAATAGCGTGGCCCGCGTAACCGGAATGTTGTGCCCCGAACGTGACGGCATGATTCTGGTCTGCCCGAATTGCCACATTCCGGTCTCGATCAAGGCCGGACGACGGGGCGGAGGGGAAGTGATCGAGAAGAGTGAGTAGTCCCGAGGACAAGATCGACTTCGAATCCGGGCCTGCGCGACATGCGCATCGGGTAGCTGCTTGTTCCGGGCAGCAACGCTCGGACGAAGTCTTGTTCTTGGATTACGCGCGAGACTCTCAGGCTGGGCCAATCACAGGCCTTTGTCCTGCTTGTCGGGGAATTCAGTACTGGGCGTATGGGAGACGGGTCACAACACACCCTGACGATACCTGTACGTGCATCTCGTCGTTGAAGACTCAGTCCGACCTGAAGCGTCTTCCGACAATGGACCACAAGCTCGAGATGTTGACGAGCAAAGTCGACAAGCTGGAAGCCGAATCCAAGCGGATGGCGCAGCAACTCACACACATGAAGAGCGCGGCTACGGCCACATTCGAAGAGCTCTACAAGACCCAGCAGACGCTCTCGAAGCGGGATACCAGCCGGGGGCTGAATCGTTGGGGTTGGGCATTCGTAGGACTGGGGATCTTGTTCTTGGTCCTGCAGGGGGTGATCGTTCTGTGGAACCTGAAGTCCCTCCTCTAGAAGAACCGCTCGATCCTTGGGCACAGCCACCGGATAGCCGCCTCGATTTTCGGCTGATCTCGGCGCTTGTGGCAGTCGTTGACGCGGGATCTCGACTTCTTCAGGTGACCAAGAAGCATTCGACCGGCAGGGTCGAGAAGCTCTGGAAGGTACAGAACAAGGCTGCCGACATGGTTCTGGCCGAGATCGAGCGCCGCAGAGAGCGCCGGGAAAAGCTCGAGAAGCAGCATGCCCAGATGCGAGAGCTCGGACAGCTTCCGATCCCGGACGAGGATGAGGACGACGATCTCGACATGGAAGAGGACGGATACCCCTACTGACCACCTATCGACCGATTTGCGACATGTGGATTCTGGCTCGCCCCAAGGTGCCCTACTACGGGGCGTACCCGAACGGCTTTCTTCACCGAGCCCGAGAGCTTCTCGGGGTCTCGATCTACACGCCGGTGCTGCACGTTTGTTCGGGGATGGTGAAGGACTATCCACTACGGGGATTCGGTCCGTTCGACAAGACAGTGGATCTGGATCCTGCCCTCGGACCCGACTTCGTCATGGACGTTCGGGAAGGTCTTCCTGTCTGTCCAGAGGAGTTGGGAGGACCCCTCTGGCCTGCGATCTTGGCTGACCCGCCCTACACCGAGCCGGACGCCGATCACTATGTCCCGGGCAGCGAGGCTTTCCCACAGCCTACGCCACTGCTTCGGCTCATGTTGAATTCGGTCCAGTCTGGTGGACGTTGTGGGATGCTGCACTACAAAGTGCCCAGACCACAAAAAGAACTGGAAGTGGTCAACCCGCAAGGTAAGCTGGTGAGGACCAAAGTACGGTTCGTGGCTTGTGTTGGTGTTTTCTGCGGATTCGACAATTCCTTGCGGGCCTACTCGGTATTCGAGAAAGAGGCCGCGATTTAGAGACGCATTGCTTGACATAACTCTACGTTTTGCGTTATTCTCTATCAACGCTGGAGGAAGTCAGGAATGCCTCGGAAGAAGAAAGTGAAGACGGCTGTGCGGGCGAGGGCCCAAAAGGTCGCTCAGCGCGCAACTCGTGGGGCCGGCAAGAAGCCCAACAAGTGGGACAAGGTCAAGTTCAAGGAGCTCGAGAGCTTTCGATTGGCGCATGGGCTGAGTCAAGTCGAAATGGCTGAGCGCTTGCAAGTCACCGGTTCCACCTACTTCAACTGGAAAGCGAAGAAGTGCGCACCGAATGCCGGTATGCAAGATCGGTTGCGCGACTTCCTGGATCAGAACGATCCTGAGGGGAAGATCGCTGCTCAGGCACCGCGTGTGGTCGAACGTACACGCGCGCCGCGAGGGGCCGGAAGCCAAACCCTCTCGAAGCTCAAGGAAGACTCTCAGCGCCTGACCGTTCCCGTGATGAAGGAAGAGAGCCCGAAGGGCAAGAAGACCAAGAAGAAGAAGAAGGCCGAGAAGAAGCCCGGCAAGACGAAGAAGAGCACGAAGGCCAAGGCCCAACCGAAGAACGGCGCTCGGAAGCCGGCCAGGGCCAAGAAGAAGCCGGAAGAGCCAGTGGACGGGAACGGGCACCCGAAGTGGGCTCATGGGGTGGTCGAGAGCTACCTCGAGAACAATCCGGTGCGCACTCTCGACGATCTGGAGCGTACGCTGTCCACCGTCAAGAAGGTGCTCGACTAGCTGAGGGGCTCGAAGGGAAATGGCCCCCTGCTCGGGGGCTGTTTCTCTGTACGAGGAGCACATGACCGATCAACCCGCCGAAGAGAATCCGCCCTCCAAAACGCCACTCGAGATCCTCATCGAGAAGGGGATCAACGTCCATCTACACCAAGCCAAGAAGAAGGAGGGGGACGAGGACGCTTACTCGAGGTGGAAGCTCGCCAAGCTGGTCATAGAACGGGTCAGCACGATCCTGGTGGCCGTCATCGGCGCCTGGGCAGGGGCATACTTCGTTGCGGATCAGAAGGCTTCCGAAGCAACGAGGCCGCTTCGAGAGCAGGTCACCGACCAGGCGGCTGAGCTCTTGATCTTGACGAAGGCCGAAGAGCTCTACAAGAGGAGGTTCGAGGAAGAGATCGCTCGGAAGAAGGCGCAGTTGGGTCTCACTCCTGAAGAGGCTCGCGGGGCGCCCATCGATCTCGATTCCCACGAGGTCTCCCAAGTTCGGGAGCAGGTTCAGGAGGATCTGACCAGGGAATTGGAGGATACGCTGGCCCCGCTCGAGGAGCAGCGTACGTTCGGTGCTGGAGGGGGAAGAGCCGAAGCGACCAGAAAGGTCACTGCGAAGCTGGACAAATGGATCGAGGAAGGGCGAGGCCGACAAGCCCGCGAGGACGTGCTCCAAGAACAGTTGCAGGAGCAGCGCGAGCTCAGCCCTCGCTGAGGGCATCGAGCGCGTTGCTGAACTCGGCGCTCCAGCTTTGCCAGGTGAAGTGCTTGCACTTGCACCCTTTGACGCGACAGGGGCCGTGTCCGTCCATGCTTCCGGGGAAATGCGGGGCATGATCCGAATCCCGGCCGTCGCCGAGATGCCCGCACGTGCAGATGCTGCGGGGTCCTGCCCACGTAGAAGTCAACCGCAGAGCGGCTTTGCTTGGCATGGTCAATGTCCTTCCGAGATCACGACACCCTCAGGATAGAGGGTGATGAACTTGTCGAGCATGGCGGCGGCGAGGGCGAACAAGCGGGATTCCCAGCCGTCTTCAAGAAGCAGGCGAGCCTGGTCGCGCTTCAGCGCTGCGAGCACGTCGGCAGGGGAATGGACGGGCAGAGGATCACCGTACCCATCGCGGATTCTGGGATTCCCCTCGCAGACGATCCTGTCCTGTTTGTCGTACTCGTACTCCCAGTCGACGTAAGCCCACTCGCCCTTCGCCTTGGCTCGTTTGCGGCCTTTCTCGAAGAGCGTGCCCAGATCGTTCAGGCCGACCTTGCACAGGTCGAGCATGGCGACTACCCGGAACCACTTGGCCTTCTTGTGCCCGCAGCTTGGGTCTGCCACGAAAGCGTCGGTACTTCCGGTACAGAAGTACAACTTGGTCTCGTATCCCATGGCGGTTCTCTTTCCTGTGTTCCTGTTTTACCAGATGGCGGGCTAGACGTCAACCTTATCCACGCTGACCGGCATGATGACCCCGCAGATTCGCACAAAGGCCAAGGTCTTCGCGGTGAAACGGAACCCATCCGTGCTATCGCCGCTCCAATCGAAGATCACGTGTTCGCACCCGAGCTTCTTGAGCCCGATCATGAGCTTGCCCATGAGCTCGGTGCTGAAACCAGTCCTCAACGCTTTTTGCTCGGCATACGCCTTGACGATGTCGTCGGTGGGAGGGAATCTGGCGTCGTCTTCGGGTACGATGGCGTTAATGAGCGTGATGCGATTTCCTTCCCGGTCGTTGTAGCTGATCGTCAGCTTGTCGAGATCGACATCGGCATTGGTGTTTGCTTTCGCATCTTGCGCGATCTTGCGGGCGACTCGTCCACGGACCAAGAACGATCGAGGAGGCTTCCAAGGGCCGAACACGGTTGCCGCTTCCCCTTGGACGCGAATCAGCAGCTTTCCGTCCGTAAACTCGAAGTTGCCGTCCTCACGAACGTGAAGAACGTCCATGGTGAATCGGGCATCGGTCGATCGGTAGAGCACGGTCTTGAAGCGGCTGACCGGGATTGCGCATTCCATTACCAGTCCTCGATGTTGGCGTCGTCCTCGATGAGATCCATGAGGTGCTTGACCCGGCTCCGAGTCTTCTTGGGTGCCGGGGGTTCGACGACACTAGCAGCCGGGACTGACACGGGTTCACGGATTTTCTGGAGAATCGCCCCTGTGGGCTTGTCCTCAAGAGGGAATCCGACGTAGCGAGCGTAGTTGTACCCTTGCGGGTCGATGTAGAGGAAGCGTCCGTCTTCGGCAATCACCTCAACGACCTTGCGATAAGCCCCCTGCCGGAAAGTCAACATTTCCTCGCGCGTCCACTTGTGCATGGGGACGCCCGAGCGCCACGGACCTTCGGTGGCAGTGGTATCGGTTCCGCCCTTTCCAGTGAGCCAGTCTCGATCCTGGAGAAGGTTTTGGATGAAGTCCGCGAACTCGTCGTTCGTCAGGTGAACCGAGTCCGTCACCAAGGCTTTCTCGACACCATAATCCCACGGGTTGTTTAGTCCGCGCTGGTATTCGGTGATCGTGTTGAGCTTGTTGCGGTGCGGCCAGCGGGCCGCTACCAAATCAGCTTCGGTGATCATGGATTCCTTCCTGTGTGTCCCAATGTAGCACCCGGTTGCTTAATGGTCAATAGGGAAAATGGGCTTGACCACTAATACGCCGAGAGGTAAACTTGGGGCACAGGAAGGACGAACATGCAGACGCGAATCACCAGGGAGCAGGTCGAAGAGGCTTTCAAGCGGGACAACCTGCAGATCGACGAACGGTTCTCGGAGTGCGGATTCCTCTACTTCAAAGGAGGGCGCATCTTCTGGTCGGTCGACAAGCACAAGTACGACGACCCCGAGGATGAGACGATCGACAGGGCGTGCGGAGTGTGCCGGGACGCGATCTCGATCAGCCCGTCTTGGGGCTTCCCTCAGGACGCGCTGCTCAAGCGGATCATGGGGGCGCTCAAGCTCTACGTTCTCTACGCTCGTCAGCAACGACAGGAAGCCAGTGCCCCGGAAACCTAACCTACTGCTCGGCGAACTGATCCAGTGGCATCTTCCACACTGTCGGTATGACCAGTGTCCGAAGTGCTTCGGACGGAACATGAAGTTCCTGGCCAAACGAGACCGTGTTTGCGAGGATTGCGGGCAACGTCTCGTCTTGCCAGTGACCACGACGAAGTGGTTTCAGATCAAGACGGCTGCCAGCAGGATGAAGCCGAAAGTCAGTGGGACGCCAACGAAAACCTGAAGCTGACTACGCTCCGATCTACTGCCCGGGATGCGGGAAGGAGATCTACCAGCTAGTCAGCTTGCAGATCAAATGCCCGGTCGGATGGCGGAACCTGAGCAAGGCCGGAATCCGGTCCCCCAAAGTCCAAGTCCAAGCTGCATTCTGGGATGAGGCCACGTGGTTCTGTGATTGCGGACTCGTGCTCGAGTTTGCAGAGAGCAGACGAAAAGCCCAGTTGAAGGGAGCGATTCGTCGGCGCCCCTCGGTAAAATGGGGTCCGCGAATTCGACACACGAAATTCGCGTCCGAGGAGAAGTGACTTTCCAAGACGAAAAGACCGCCAAGGCAGATACCAATTGGTCCGATAAGACCTGCGAGAGCACTCAGTGGTATACGCCGGAAGAGATTCTGGCCCCTACTCGGGCACTGTTCGGGGGCAGAATTCCGCTTGACCCTGCAACACGCGCCGACAATCCCATAGGGGCATTGCGCTTCTTCACCCCAATCCAGGACGGGCTTCGACAAAGCTGGGAAGGGGATGGCTTCTTTATCAATCCGCCCTACGGGAAGAACTTCAAGGTATGGACCAAGAAGATCCGGGTGGAGGTGGAGAAGGGAACAAAGGGGATTGGACTTCTTCCGTGTGGTGCGCGCTTCAGTACTCGGTACTGGCAGCGGGACATTCTGAACGACCAACTCACGGCGATCTGCTTTGTGAAAGGGCGAGTCCCCTTCTTGCGTCCAGACGGAACGAAAGCCACACAGAACAACTACGACTCGGCGATCTACGGGTGGAACATCGATCCTGACTGGTTCGGCGCGGTTTACGGAATCGTTGGCTCGTGCTTCGCCATGCGGAAGGTGAGTTGTGTCGAAGACCAAGTTGAAGACCGAGAAGCCTCGCTGGAAGCATGACTGCGAGGACTGCTTCTTCTTGGGGCGTCTCGAACATTCGTGCGGTACCACTGGTCCGTGCGATCTCTACGTCTGCACGAAGGCACTTCCCTGGCCCACGGTGATCGCTCGGTACAGCAGCGACGGGCCCGATTACGCATCTGGCATGCTCTTCGCCAAGAGTGGCGAAATTCCCGAACTCACTGAGGCTCTCAAGCGGGCAGTCGAAATGGGTATCCTTACCTCGGAAGGAAGGGTGCCCAATGATCTTGGTGCTGTCGATTGATGGCGGTGGTGTTCGGGGGGTTCTGACTGCGAAGCTGCTCGAGCGTATCGAAGCCGAGCGCCCCTTCTTGCGCCAAGTGGACGTATTCGCTGGGACTTCCGTGGGTGGGGTGCTGGCGCTCGCGCTAGCATGTGGCGAAAAACCAGACCGAATCATTCGGCTCTTCCAAGAGAAGGCGACGAAGATTTTCGGTAAGCGCGACTGGCTCGATTCGGTATCGAAGCTGGATGAGCTCGTGCGCGCGGACTTCGACAATGTGGAGCTCAAGGCTGCTCTTCAAGAGATCTTCGGTGAGCGTTCGTTGAAGAGCGTTCCCAAGAACGTGCTGATCCCGACTTTCGATCTCGACAATGAGGGCGAGGGCGGGCTTCGGTTCTGGAAGCCGAAGTTCTTGCACAACTTCATGACCCCCGGAAACGACGGCGCGGTCAAGATCGTGGATGCATGCCTGCGCACCGGCGCAGCGCCTACGTACTTCCCGACCTACCAGGGCTACGTGGATGGCGGCGTCGTCTGCAACACGCCCTCGATGGCAGCTATCGCCAAGGTCTGCAAGGCGGGTTTCCGACTCGAGGATATCTACCTGTTCAGCATTGGGACGGGCTTCAATCCCCAGTACATCGAGGGGGATCGTCTTGATTGGGGCTTCAAGCAGTGGCTCGACTACCTGCTTGCAATGCTCTTCGAGGGAATGGCCGGTGTCCCTGATTACCAAGCCACACAACTCCTCGGTTCGCGGTACCACCGCATCGATGTCCCTCTCAACGAGGTGATCGCTCTGGATGCCGCGGATCGGATCGACGACCTCCTGCAGATCGGCGAGCTCGCGTCCATCGATGCCACGGTCACGTGGCTGCAGAAGGAGGTGCCGGTACTATCCTGATGTCGACCGCGTCCCCCTTGGAGTCCAGGAACCGGCGGTAGGTAATCAGGAGAGAGTTCCGGTAGATGCGCTGGAGCTTCTCGGTTTCGAAGGAAGGAGTAGTCTCGAGCACGGCACCAACCAGGAGCGTGAGCCGATCGTCCTCAATCATTTGGTGGCAGGAGGCGCAGACCGGCCACCACTGCTCGCGGAATACCTTGAGGAGCTTGACCCCCGTCTTGCGGGGTTTGCCGACTTTGCGCGGCATGTCGACGAAAGCTTCGAACTCCTCGATCCAGTAGGCTTTCACTATCGAATCAGAGAGACAGAAGCGACAGTAGGCGTCGTCCTGTTCGATCTC